AAGATTGATGGAAAAGAAGCATACGAAACTAAAGAGGAAGCAATAGTTAAGGCTAAAGAAATGGGCTGTGAAGGTTTTCATGAAATGGAGATTGAAGGCGATGTTTATTTTATGCCTTGTGAAAATCATACAGAATTAAAAGCACCATGTTGGGATGGATACGAGCAGTATGGAACTAAAATGAAAAACGGAAGAGAAGTACCTAACTGTGTTCCTTTGTCAAAAGTTGACAGATTATGTTGCTCTTCAGAATCAAATGAAGATGATAACGATGTTGCACAACAATTAATTGAACTAGGAGAAGATATTGACGAAAGTAAATGGGAAGCTATTTTTGATCAAGACGTTGATTATCAAAAAGAGGAAAACATAGATAATATTATACTTGATTTAAATACTCAAGAAAAAAAAGAACTATCTACTTTAAATAAAATCATAAATTTAGTAAGTACTGGGAGTGCTTACCCAAACAGTCCATCTGCACAAGATAAAAAAATAGGAGAAAATTACTTTAAAGTAAGGTATTATTACAGCCCAAGAAAAGTTGGCTCAAATGCAAGGAAGTTTTGTAGAGCTATGAAAAATGCTAATAAATTATATCGTAAAAAAGACATTATTGAAATGGGTAAACAACCTGTAAACAAAGGATGGGGACCGAAAGGAGACTCTGCTACGTATTCAATTTGGCTTTATAAAGGAGGAGGCAATTGCCATCATTCATGGAGAAGAGTTACATATAAAAGTAAGTTAGCTAAAATGAACACAAAGGATGCTCAGGATATTATCGGAACTAGACAGGCTGCAATATTAGGTTATAAAGTAACTAACCCTTATCAAGTTTCAATACAACCAAGAAATTTACCAAATAGAGGCTTTTTGCCTGGAAACCCACAAGGAGAATAAAAATTAAGATATGGCAACAGTATTATTTATAAATAGAACGGATTTAGTTAGAAACTCTATTATTGATGGCAATGTAGACACAGACAAGTATATACAATTTATAAAACTTGCTCAAGAAATTCACATACAGAATTACTTAGGCACAAAAATGTATGAAGGACTTACTAATGCAATTGTAGCAGGAATAGACTTAGGAGCTAATGCTCGTTGGAAACTATTATTAGATGATTACGTAGTACCCATGTTGATTTGGTTTTCTCAAGTTGATTATATTCCTTTTGCTAGTTACCAAATACGTAACGGAGGTATGTTTAAACATCGTTCAGAGAACGCTGACACAGTTTCGAAAGATGAAGTGGATTATCTAGTTGAAAAAGCTAGAACTAATGCAGAATGGTATGCTAGAAGGTTTATAGACTACATGAGTTTTAACCAAACTTTGTTTCCTGAATACACTAGCAATATAAACGATGATATTTATCCATCATATGACGCAACATTCAACGGATGGGTATTATAAAATACAAAGTAAAAGAAAAGAATATCGAAAAATTAAAAGTCTTTTTAAAAAAGATTAAAAAATATAAAACAAAAAAGAATGGCAACTCTATTTAACACTAAAATATCTCAAACCTACGAAGGTCTTTTAAAGACCATTGATAATGGCGTAATTACAGCTACATTAAAAGAACTGACAGATGGCTCTGGAAACCAGTCAGGACTATTATTAAACACAGCAGGTGATTTTAAAGTTACAAGTGTACTAGAATGGGGGTCATTAAAAGATACTGGTACTGGTGTTACTATTACACAATTTGTAACAGCAGCTAATGGTATTGAAAACTTTAATAATGATACTACTCTACCTACAAGTGCTGCAGTTAAACTGTATGTAGATACCAAATTCTCACAAACAGATACTTTAACTGAGGTTTTAGGATTTGGAAACACTACAAGTGGAAAAGACATTGCAGTAAGTGCAGGGGATGATGTTACTTTTACTGATACTAGTAAAGCAATATTTGGAACAAGTTCAGAATTTGAGATATTTCAAGATACTGCCGATTCAAGAATTACAACTTTATCAAACTTATATATTCAAACTCCAATATTTAGAGTTCAAAAGACAGGTGGAGAATCAATGATTCAAGCATTTACAGATGGTGCAGTACAGTTGTTTTTTAATGGTGTTAAGAAAATTGAAACCACTTTATTAGGTAGTACTGTTACTGGGGATTTACTCGTGACAGGAACTATTACAGGAGCAGGTGGCTCATTCTTGCCACTAGCAGGCGGAATAATGACTGGTAACACTATCCACAACGATAATGTTAAAAGCATATACGGAACTGCATCCGATGGACTTGAGATATTTCACGATTCTAATAATTCTTTTATTAAAGATACAGGAACAGGGGTATTTAATATACAAGGTTCTACTCAAGTCAATATAGGAAGCGTAAATGGTCAAATAGGTTTTCAATTTGTTGAGGGTGCTAACACAGCAATGCGACACGCAAACGTAACTAAACTATCAACTGAAAGCACAGGTATAGCAGTAACAGGTGCTTTATCTACTACATCAAATGTAACAGTAGGAGCAAATGCAACTTTTGTAGATAACGGAAAAGCTATATTCGGTGCAGGGTCTGACCTTAGCATATATCATAACAGCACAAATTCTTATTTAGATAATGATAATGGAGATTTATACATAAGAAATAATTTTCAAGACCGAGATATTATTTTACAAAGTGATAATGGCGGTGGTGGTATTGCTACATATATTCAAATAGATGGCTCTACAGGTAAAGTTGAGTTAAGTCATTATGGAACTAAAAGACTAGAAACAGTTTCAGATGGTGCAAAGGTTACAGGAAACCTAGAAGTTACAGGCACGATAACTGGCGCAGGAGGTTCTTTTCTTCCATTGATTGGAGGAACTATGACAGGCGATACTATTCATAATGATAATGTGAAGTCTATTTATGGAACAGGCTCTGACCTTGAAATATTTCATTCGGGTACTAATAGTGAAATAAATAATAGTACAGGTGGACTTTTAATAAAAACAAATACGTTTAGGGTATTAAATGCAGCAGGTACTGAGCAAATGTTAAGGGCAGATACAGATGATGCAGTACAACTTTATTTTAATAATGTAGTAAGATTAGCAACTACAAACACAGGTATAGCAGTAACAGGCGGAGGTTCTTTTACAGGTAATGTAGAAGTTGGTGCTAACAATATAAATTTTGCAAATAACGGAAAAGCAAGATTTGGAAATCAAGCTAATTTACAGATATATTCAGATGGGTCTAATTCTTTTATTGATAATACAGGAGGAACACAATCAACAATATTTAAAACATCAAATAACTCTCCTTTAGATACTACTGCTTTAATTATAAATAGAAGTGGAGATTTAATTACAGGTAACGATGTAACTATCGCAGGAGACCTTACAGTAAATGGAACGACTACAACAGTCAATTCTCAAACACTTTCAGTAGTTGATCCATTAATAAGTTTAGCAACTGCAAATGCTGCTAATAGTTTAGACATTGGTTTCTATGGAAAATACAATGATGGAACTCCTAGGTATTTAGGATTATATAACGATGCATCAGATTCTAATAAATTTAAGTTATTTAAAAACACAACAGTAGAACCGACAACTGTAGTAAGTCAAGCAGGAGGTTATCAAGCAGCAGATTTGGTTGTAGCAGGTTTAGAAAGTTCTAGTTTTGTATCAACAGGAACTGTATCTGCAACATCGTTTATATCTACAACAGATGTAGGTATAGATATTAATGGAATTGCATTAACTAGAGTAGCAGCAAATTCTGCTATTAGAGTATCTGAAGGGTTAGAAACTATAGGATTATTAAGGAGTTATGGTGCACTAGCAGTTGCTACTACAGGAAGTTTTGGTGGTAATGTTACTACAGGTCAATCATTAACCGTTAATGGAGTTGGTAATAATTCATCGTTAACTTTAGGGGCAAATACAGGAAATTGGGTTTTTACAAATGTACAGGCAAGTAGAAATTTAGAAATATCGGATTCAGATGGAACTGGTGTTGCTTTGACAATAGACACAAACGCTAACGTATCGTTTGCAGGAGAAATAAGTTTACTAGATAATAAAGCAATATCATTTGGTCCAGGTGGAAAAGCATTTATGAAACACGATGGTAGTAATTTTAACTTCTTTAACGATATAGGTAATGCTACATTTACTAATAGAGCAGATAATAAAGATATTAGATTTGCTACGGATAATGGCTCTGGTGGAACAACTACGTATTTTACTATTGATGGACTTAATGAGATAAATCAATTTAGTAAAAACGTATCATTGTCTGATAACGTTATAGCCAAATTTGGAAATTCTTCAGACCTTCAAATATATCACGACGGAAATGACAGTTATATTTCTGATACAGGAACAGGATTATTATTTATAAGGGCTAGTAGTGCTTTAAGAATACAAGGTGCTAATGGGGAAAGTATGATTGATGCTAATGAAAATGGTGCAGTAAATTTATACTATGACAACTCTAAAAAATTTGAAACTACAAGTACAGGTGTTAATATTTTTGACACTTTAAAATTAGGAACAACAGGAACTGCTGCAGGTAAATTAATAACTGCTGATTCAATGGTTTTTCAAATTGATTCCGATAATAGTGGTACTGGTTCTAGTTATAGATTTAGAACAAATGGTACTGCTGATGATGGTATTGAATTAATGCGTATTCAAGAAGATGGAAAAGTAGGAATAGGAGAACTGTCGCCAGATGCTAAACTTCACATTCATCAGACAGGTAGTGGAACAGTTACTACAATAATAACAGAAGATGATGCTAGAAAGCTTTTTATAGGTAGAGATTCAATAAAATGTACTAACCTAAGTAATACTGCTACTGCTTTGTTTATACAACAAGACGGTGGATTAAGCCAAACAGGAGGAGATTTAACCGTACTTGGAAATGTAGGACTTACAGGGGCAGGAGACCCAATATTTGACATATTCCGTGATAGTGGGGCAAATCATTCAATAAGATTACATTCAGAGGGTGTTTCTTGGATTGATAATAATAACAATTTTGGTATTGGAACAAATACACCTAGTGCTAAACTAGAAATAAAAGGAGATGGTGCGTCTACTGGCACTTTTTCTTTTAAAACATTTGATTCAAACAACAATGAAACTTTCTTTATTGAAGATGGTGGTAGAGTAGGTGTAAGATATAGTCCTTTTTCAGTAGGTATTCCTAGTACAACAGCAGTTGCTACAAATGCAATATTCCAAGTAGAAGAAGCAGGGTCGTTAACAGTGCTTGATGGAGGAAACGTAGGTATAGGAACAACTGCACCTCAAAGAAATTTAACAGTATTTGCGTCTTCTGGAAACGCAGTATTTCAATTAGCTAATGCTACGTCAGGTGTAGGTTCATCAGATGGTTTTCTTGTTTTTACTAATGGTGTAGATGTAGGTTTAGAAAATAAAGAAAATGGTTATTTATCTTTTGCAACTAATGCGTCTGAAAAAATGCGTATTCTACAAGATGGTAAGGTTGGTATCGGAACAGATTCGCCAAGTACAACTTTAGATGTTAGAACAGATACAGGAGTTTTAATAAAAGGAAAAACTGGAAGTGCTAATGCTAAAATTTCTTTTTTACCTGCAAGTGGTGGGAGACAATATGATTTAGGAAATGTTGGTGCTGACTTTAGAATTTTTGATGCTTCAGCGAATGTTACTAGAATGTATTTTGATAATGATAGAAATACAGGAATAAACACAATAACTCCTCGTGCTAGATTAGAAGTTTTTAGAGAAGCAGGAGTATCAAGCACCCCTCAATTAACTCTAGGAACAGGCGAATCTGGTAGTGAAGCTTTTTCTTTAAGTACAGATACTGTTTCAGCAGGGGATTTTTGTATAATAAAAGGAGCAACAAATTCTGCGGCTAATGTTAGATTGCGTATAACACCAGCCGGAAATGTTTTAATAGGTACGAATGTTGAACAAAATGCTAAATTATTTGTTAGTGACGCTAATGATAGAGGTTTTGCAACTGCACAATTTAGAATTGAAGGCAATGGATATACAGTAGCACAGTTTATGGATACCAGTGAGTTTACAATTCAACAAAATTCAAATGGTAGAAATATCCGAATTATGTCTAAATCTAATGGGGTTAGATTAACCCCTAATGCAACGGCTTGGACTTCGGCTTCAGACGAAATTTTAAAAGAAAATATTAAACCTTTAAATAATGTTTTAGATAAAATAAAAGATTATAGATGTGTTGAATATAACTTTAAAAATGATAAAGATAAAAAAATAGGTTTTATCGCTCAAGACTGGGAAAAAGATTTTAATGCAATAGTAAGTAAAGATAAGAAGGGTATATTATCAATGAAATATACAGAAACAATACCTGTCTTATTAAAAGCAATACAAGAATTAAAAGCAGAAATTGAACTTTTAAAGGCTAAATAAAATTCAGTATATTTACAATTAACTTAAAAAACATTTAAAATGTCAAAAATTACCGAAGTAGAATTAAAAGGATTACAAGAACAAGAGCAGAAAAAAGGTGCAATTTTGCACGACCTTGGTTTATTACAAACTCAAATATACAGTTTAAATCACATGTATGTTGAGTTGATGGTAGAGCAAGACAAATCAAAAAAAGAACTTGAAGCAGAGTATGGTAAAGTTAACATAAACTTAAAGGATGGTTCTTACGAATTAATACCTGAAAAAGATGAAGAAAACAAGTAATATAGCTTATAGAATAAGTAAGCACATAAGTTTCAAGGAAGCTACTCACTCTGATTACGCTAAACAATTCAGTATTGAGAACAAACCCAAAGACTCACATATTAAAAACATGGAGTTGTTAGCTGATAAAGTGTTTGAACCACTTAGAGAGTGGGTAGCGGCTCCAATTAAGGTCAACAGTATGTTTAGGTCTGAAGAATTAAATAGTGCTTTAAAAGGCGCTTATATGTCCTCACACCTAACAGGTAATGCGATGGATATAACTTCAATGGGTGGAAAGACTAATTTAGAAATGTTTCATTACATAAAAGACAATTTAGATTTTGATCAACTCATTTGGGAATTTGGCTCAGAACCTAAATGGTTACACGTTTCTTATAAAAACAAAAAAGACAATAGAAAGCAAGTTCTAGTTACCAAGAAAAGAGGTTACTACAAAGTTTGGTCAAATTGTAAAAACTGTTAAAAAGAAACAAATGCCGATACCTAACAAAAAGACAGGAGAAAAACAAAGTGATTATATGATACGTTGCGTACCTCAACTTATGAGATACCACGATAAATCACAAGCAATAGCTATTTGCTATCGTTCTTTTAAAGGTAAAATGATTAACCTTGAAACATATAATGACTACCCTAAAAGCGTTTCTAATAATGCTAAAAAGGTTTTAAGATGGAGGGATAAATACAAAGACGAAGTTAAAGGAATGACTCAGATCGGATGGACTCGTGCTAATCAATTAGCTAAAAGAGAAAACATCAGCAGAGAAACTATAGCTAGAATGTCAGCATTTAAAAGACATCAAAAAAATGCAGAGGTTAGCCCTGAATTTGAAGCAACTCCATGGAAGGATAAAGGATACGTAGCTTGGCTTGGTTGGGGTGGAACTAGTGGTATTAATTGGGCAGCTAAAAAGCTCCAACAAATAGACAAGAAATGAAAACAGATTATAATACTATATTAATCAATATAGGAAGTTTTGGAATAAGCATGACATCAATAGACATAGGATTAAAAATTATTCTAGTATCTGTTACCATAGGTTACACAGCCAATAAATGGTACTTACTACATAAAAAAAAGAAATGAAACCTAAAAAGAAATTTTCTGAAACTAGAGTTGGCAAATTCTTAATGAATGTAGCACCACATATATTTGATGTAACCTCATCCATTATACCAGATGCAGGTATTTTGAAGATGATTAAAGAACTTATATTTACTGATAAGGTTATCAAACCTAAAGATAAAGAAGAAGCTTTAAAATTATTAGAAATGGATTTAATAGAAATGCAAGAGGTTTCCAAAAGATGGAACTCTGACATGAAATCCGATTCATGGTTGAGTAAAAACGTAAGACCAATGACTTTGGTGTTTTTTTCTATCTCTTATGTAATAGGTTGGTTTTTAGAATATCCTTTAGAAAGTATAACTGGCTTACTATCTTTAATAGTAGCGGCATATTTTGGAAGTCGAGGTTTTGAAAAGTTAAAATCAATCGGAAAATAGATATAATTCCGATCTCATTATTTTTATAAGATTTATATTATTATTATTTTAGAATTATTATTTCTATATTTCTTAAAAATTTTAAATTTATTATTTTTATTTCAATTAAAAAAACAATTTTTTACATATTTATAATCTATAAGAATGGCAAAGAAACTTACAAGGAGCAAAATAGTCAAAAAATTAGATGCAGTTTTTAGTCAATATATAAGGGGTAAAGATGCAGATAATAATATGGCAATATGCTTTACTTGTGATAAAGTGGATGATGTAAAGAGCTTACAGAATGGACACTTCCAATCTCGTAAACACTATTCAACTAGATGGGATGAAGTAAATTGCCAAGTACAATGCCCAAAATGTAACGTCTTTAATTATGGGGAACAATTTATATTTGGAGCTAAACTAGATGCTAAATACGGAGAAGGAACTGCTAGAAGATTACATATAAAATCACAACAAATCGTTAAACTCTCTGATAATGAACTTCAGGACATGATAAAAAAGTACAAAGACTTTGTAGCTAAGTTTTAATTACTTATATTTGGATTCTGTTTATTGTTATCAAAGAAGGGGTCGGATGTCAAGCTGACCTTTTTTTTTGTCTTTTGCTTTTTTTATTAACAATATTGTTATATATTTGTATTATAATAAGCCATAAGGCATATAATTTAAAACCTAGAAATCGCAGAAACATTAAACAGAAATTACCAAAACAGATTACTACAAAAAGGAATCTTAAACAATGATGGAACACTTGACATTGAAATGCTAACCACAGTTGAAGATTGTGAAGAAATCTTAAGCATTTTATCCATTAGAGAATTAATCGCAAAAATAGCTGATGGAGATATTGAATCTTCAGAAATTGAACAAGCAAGTGCAGTTATTAAATGTTCAAATATTGATTATATGTTTGGCTTTAATACAAAAGAAGGCAATAAAGTCATTACTAAATTAGAAGAACAAATCTACTTAAAACAAAATCGACTTGCTAAAGAAAAAAGAGAAAGCCCAAATCCATTAATTGACTTTTTAAATATTTTAGGAGACTTTAATAAGTCAAATGAATAATAATTTTAATCACTTAAAAACAGAAAACATATGATAACACAAGCAGACACTCTTCGAAAGGAGATAAAATTACTAGAAACACAACTTCAACACGCAGCATTATTTCAAGATGCATTTTCTCAAATCAAACTATACAAAGAACTAGAGGAAAAAAAATCAATCTTAATAAACATAATGTAATGGTAAACACAAATCAATCACATCAAACAAAAGACGAAGTAATCCAATATTACCAATTTAGAGTTGATGCTCTTATAAGAAAAATATTAGAACTAGAATCGGACATTAAATTTAAAGATGGTCAATTAGATACTTTAAGTAAAGAGCTTGGCATTTATTAATATGGAGATGATAAGCTTAATTACAGGGGTTTTATTATGCATTATAATAATACTAATTAATATAAATAAAAACAATAAATTATGAACAGAGACAAATTATTAGAACTTTACAAAAAGTATGATTTAACAAAAGATGATGTATTTAAGCATCAACATTATGTTATTATCACTAGACAAGGAATTGATAAGATTCAAGGAGTTGAACAAATAAACATCAATTATGATATTATTAAATGCGAACCTAGTTTTGCAGTAATAAAAGCTAATGCAGAAAAAGGAGGTAAAACAATACAAACTTTTGGATCAGCATTAAAAGGTGTAAATTTCAAAGATGGCAATTGCAATAGTTGGTACGTTGCAGAAATGGCTGAAAAAAGAGCTATGAGCAGAGCTGTTTTAAAATTAACTGGATTCTATGAGCTTGGTGTTTTTGGAGAAGACGAATCTGAAAGTTTTAAAAAATGAAAAAATTAAAAAAACCATTAAATAAAAAAGTAAAATTTATTCCTTGCGATGATTTTACTCAAACTTATCAATGGCATAAATCTAATAAAAACAATAAATTAAATAGAACAAAATAAATTAGTAACTAAATAAACAAATATAAATTATGGGAGCAATTATTAATGCAAGTATTAATGTGGCAAAAATGCCAAAAGAAAAATTCATCAAAGGAAAAGATGGCGCGGTTTGGTATAATTTTACCATATCAATAAATGACGATACTCGTTATGGAAACAATGTAGGTATAATGGACAGTCGTTCACAAGAGGAGCGTGAAGCAGGAAAGCCATCCATGTATTTTGGCAATGGAAAAGTTGCATGGATCAAAGATGCAGTTGATGGACAAGGTAAAATTAGGTTAGCAGAAAAAGAAGAAGTAGTTGAATCTTCTCCTGCAAGTATTTCAGACAATAAATCCGATGATTTACCATTTTAATAAAACCTAACTAACTTATAAAAAGGTGTGACTATAATAATTCACACCTTTTTTTTTTAATTTTAAACAATGACAGAAAAACAAACAGAGCATAATATGCTTATGCGATTTATTCAGGAAGATTGCTATGTAAATACAAAAGAAATAATAGAATACCCACCTGTAGCTTTATCCTTTGGAGAAAAAACAATTAAAAATAAAAATGGAGAATTACTTTTACCTATTCCACTTGGCACATATGGGAATCTAAGTTGCGTTTCTGCTCCACCTAAAACTAAAAAGACATTCTTTATATCCTTATTAGCTTCAGTCTATTTATCCGACTCTAATATTTATGGGGGTAAAATTAAAGGACATAGAAATAATGGTCACTTAGTTCACTTTGATACTGAACAAGGACTATGGCATTGCCAAAAGGTTTTTAAACGAGTTTATGATATGGATTCTACAATAAAACCTGAAATTTATCATACGTTTGGACTTCGTGCAATAGCGTATAAGACTCGCTTAGAGTTTATTGAGTATTACCTATCACAGAAAATAAATACTCCTTCACTTGTCATTATAGATGGAATTGCCGACCTTGTGAGTGATGTAAATAGCCTAGAAGAGTCCAATGCAGTAGTGCAAAAGCTCATGGAATGGTCTGCCAAATATAATTGCCACATAATAAATGTCATCCATCAAAACTATGGCTCGGCAAAAATGACTGGTCATTTAGGTAGTTTTCTAGAAAAAAAATGCGAGACTCATATCGAGTTAGAAGCTAATACTGTCAACAAAAATTGGGTTACAGTTAAATGTAAAAGAAGCAGAGGTTACGCATTTGAAACTTTTAGCTTTGAGGTTAACGATTTAGGATTACCTACTATTGTCAACGATTTATATGACCCACTAAAATCTTATGGTTCACGATAAAATTATTTTAATAGCTAAAAAGCACGAAACTTGGATAGACATTGTCTGTACGTTTGGGTGCACTAGAAGAATAGCTGAAGATATTACTCAAGAAATGTATATCAAAATACAGTTAAAATTAGAAGAGGGTAAAATAGACATCATGTATAATGACGAAATAAATTATTATTATATTTTCAAAACGCTCAATTCTATTTTTATTGATCTTAAAAGAAAAAACAAAAATATAACTATTTGTCATTTAAGTGAGAACATAGATAATGAAGAAGAATGGTACGTTGGTAAATTAAATTTATTATCACATAACGATGTAAATTATCTAGAAGCTTATGAAAAGATAGAGGACGCTTTAAGCAAAATGCATTGGTATGACAGAAAGATTTTTGAGGTTATAAATGGAGGAGAACGCATTTCGGATTTTTCAAAGAAATCAAAAATTCCTTACTACACTCTTTATTTTCATTATAACAAAGTTAAAGAAAAACTTAAAAAACTTTTATAAATTATAATAATATGAAACTAGGAGATTTAATTTATTACATAACAAAATATACAGGCATCAAATTTCTTGTAGATAAATACCATAAGGCAAGGGGTACAGAATGTCAATGCGGTAAAAGAAGAAACAAGCTAAATAATATGAAAATCAAAAGATGGTAAAATTTAAAAATTTAGATTATGAAGATTGGTCAATATTTCGACAAGGAACAAAGGACGTTATCAGCGCAACCGAATTTGAATTGGTGTGCCAATTACACTCAAAGTATTACAAGCATAGTTTTTACAAACCTTGCACCTGTAATCCCAAAACCATAAATAAATGGATTAACGATTTGAATATTCTATGGAACAATGGAAGGATAAGTTCTTAACGATTTTGTTTATAACTTTATTTATTGTATATTTGTTTAACACTAATTAAATAAACAGAAACAATGAAAAATTATCCTACCCTTATTAATGAATTTACTGAATATGTTATTAGTTTTTATAATAACAAAAATGGTATTTATCCGATTGCATCTATTGATAAAATAAAAGGTGCAGTAAATAAATTTTTAGAAAGCAAACCTTTATCAAAGTTTCATTTCGATTCATTAGATAGAGAAACAGTGAGATGTATTTTAGAACCTTCACATTCAATATATATATAAATCCATAAAAAACAGATATGAAAAACTTAACAGTAAGCACGAAAGACATTAGGCATAATATGACAGATGTTCAATTATTAAAAACTATCAAAGAATTAAAAGATATGTTAAAATTTGCAAAGTTGGAATACCAAATACGCAACTATTAATATGACTATTAATCATGAAACATTAATTTCTATTAAATCACAGATAGAAAACCTAATTAGTGTTGACCCTCAAATTACAGATGCGATTGTGTCAATACAATTAAAAAAGAGTGATGAAAAAAACTTTATGTATATAACCTTAATAAACAGATAAATAAATGGGAACATCAAAAGATAACTTAATACAGAGAACTACAGAACTAGAAGGTAACTTAATGGAAGAACAAGCTAAAAGTATCGAATATGAAAATAGATACAATCAATTGCTAGAAGAAAACAAAGATTTTGAAGAACAATTAAGAATAGCAAAAGATGATTTAAAATTTTGCAGAAACAAAAATAAAAATTTAGAAGACCAACTAAAAAGCAAAGTAACATATATACACGAAACAAGCCACTTATATTGTAGTGATGGAGAAATGCACATACAGTATGGAGATTGCGACAATGAGAATTGGGTCGTATATAATACAGACCAATTATTTAAAGACCTTCCTTTTATAATTAATCAAGTTGTAAAAGAAAACAAGAAAATGCAATCATATTATTTAGGGCAAATAAAAAAAGAGCTATTAGATTTAATGGTTGAAGGTGAAGACAAATATATGGATATTGACGAACAAGCTATAAATGACCCCAAAGATATATGATTTTATTAGTAGATGCTGACAGCTTAATCTTTGCAAGTTGTTACAGAAAAAGAGAAAATCCTGAAGACGAAAAATACTATACTGATATAGCAGATGCTAGGACTAAATTTGACCAACAGTTTATGGCAATTGTAAATAGCTTAGAAGAGGTTTATAATATTGATAAAGTGATTACGTTTAGTGGATCAAAGGGTAACTTTAGAAAGCTTCTTACCAACACCTATAAGGCTAATAGAAAAGATGCAGTTCTACCTCCTCTATTAAATGAAATGCACAAATTTGTAAAACAACAATACGATAGCATATATGGCTATGGAGTTGAAACAGATGACATGGTAGCTAGATACTGGTATAACATCAGTCAAGACATTGGAAGAAACGAAGTCATGATCGTTTCAATTGACAAAGACTATAGACAGTTTCCTTGTCTTTTATATAACTACCATTATATGCATAGAGAGATTTACGATATATCTGAGGAACAAGCGATGTATAATTTTTATGAGCAAATGATAGCAGGAGATGGTGCAGACAATGTC